AAATCGTGTCTGAAGAGAATGGCGGAAAATTCACTGCAGAGGTTCTCGGATATGCTGACAAAATTGAGACTGGAAAATACTTCTGCCAAGTCACTGGTGGAAAAGAAGATCAGGCAACAATCTTGGAGAAAATTGAGGAACTGAAAACAATCCGAGAAAACGCTGACAACGAATACGATGCACAGATGGCCGCAACTCGAATTGCAAAACTGCAAGGCGGAGTATCAATCATCTATATCGCCGGAGCCAATGACCAGCAAACCAAAGAAAAGAAGCTTAAACTCGAAGACTCACTGAACGCTGTGAAATCAGCAATGGACGAAGGAATCATCGAGGGTGGTGGAATAGCCTTATATAGAGCGTCTGCATTGATGGCAAAGGCAAGCACAAACCCAGTTCAAAGTGAAGCATTCGCATTGGTGTATAAAGTTATCAGAAAACCATTTGAACAGATATTGCTGAATGCTGATGAAGACATTAAGGAGGTGTTGGGTCGAGACAAATCCGATGGAAATAGTGGATATAATGTCATCACTCGTCAATGGGAAAACTTCTATGAGAGTGGTATAATCGATCCAGTCAAAGCAGTAAAAAGAGCGTTGATAAATGCATTCGCAATGGGAACAAGCATCATGACTGCGGAGGCAGGAATCATAGTCAAAAAAGAAAAAGCTAATTAATTATTTTTATAAATTGGAGTAATCACTCTATGGAGTGAGAATCTAAAACAAAGCAATGGTAAAAGCAAAATTTAGAGTAAATGGAATCTTCGGTGGAACCATCGATGGTGCTGAATCAAAGAGAATCGAAATGAGTCCAGTGTTCGCGTCTGAAGTTGGAAAAGAAGGAAATGCATGTGAGGAAAATGCTATCTTCGGAAAGTACACTCCTGCTGGACACATCAGCATCACGATTGTTAATCCGGCCGCATTTGAACAGTTTGAAGTGAACAAAGAATATTATGTTGACTTCTTCAGTGTTGAAGACTGTCAGGATAAAGCCGAAGATGTTGAAGAAAAAGAAGATGAAAAAGTTGAAGAAGAAACTCAAGAAGAAGAGAAAACTGAAGGGCAAGAAGAAAGCAATCCTGAAACATCATCTCCTGAAGGAGAGGAAAAAACTCCTGAAGAAGGAACATCTCAGGAAAATGCAACAACTGAACCTGCTGGTGAGACCACTGGAGAAATCCAAACCAATACTGAGAACACTGAGGGTCATACGATTGCTGAAGGAGAACCTGCTGGCGAGGGTACACCTGCTCAGACAGTGTAGTTCATTCTACAAACATCCTGCACCTCGTCAGTCTTTGGTGCAGGATCATATTGGCTGGTAAGTCTCAGCGGTAGAGCTACGCAAAAAAGTATCGGGGTTGGAATTAAAAACTTTTCCCATTAGCGTGTTCGCAGGTTCGATCCCTGCCCAGTCAACTAAGTAATAAATAAAAAAAACATTATGAATGTGAACAAATGCATCCTAGTGGGTAGGACATCTAAAGACCCGGAACTAAAAACAACCCAAAGCGGACAGAAAGTCTGCTCATTAAGTCTGGCCACAAATCACGACTGGAAAGATAAAAACGGAACAAAGAACTCAAAGACAGCGTGGCACAATTTAGTATTTTGGGGAAAACTCGCAGAGATAGTCGGACAGTATGTGACTAAAGGCCAAGAACTATATGTCGAGGGCAGGATTGAATATCGCGAGTACGAAGCAAAGGATGGACACAAAGTGAAAGTGACTGAAATATTGGTGGATCAACTGCAGATGGGAAACAGAGCAAAGGGAGCAGATGAAACGAGACCGGCACAATCAGCACCAGCCAAACCATACAGCCAACCAGCACCTGCGGAAAATCTTCCAACCATAAACCTCGACGAGGAACAGGATGAAGTGAGACTCGAAGATGTTCCATTTTAATGCGAGCAAGAGAAACTAAAAAACCGAAGTGTACATATTGCCACACAGTCTGCTTCGGCATTGGATTTCAAGGAGAACTCCACGGTGGATGTGCTGAACAAAAAGAGTGGCAAATAAAATTAAGAAAAAAACGAAATGAAGAAGCTAATAAAATCAAGCCTATTCCTGCTGTGGCTAAAGATTAAAAACTCAACTCGTGTTATAGTGAAGAAGCCAATGGTTGTCAAGAGAGGTGGAAAGACATTCGTCAATGTCCAGCAAGTGATGAAAAACTCAAATAGACACCAAAGGCGAGCGATGAAGACATGGGCTAAAAGAAACCCTGACAAAATTATAAATGTATGAAAAAGAAAGTCGCCAAAGTGAAAGAAGTTAAGATCGCTTATACTATTGAGGATAAGTTTTTTGGCGAACTAAAGATAAAGAAAACAGCAAATGCGTGGTGGAAAGACAGAGAAAAGGTGGTAAAACTTATTCAGGGATATAAGATGGACTGCAAACCCGGAGAATTGCGTATTCTAGCAGGAATTTCGGAAGACCAACGCAAATACTTTATGGAAGTACATCCAGAGTTTTCCCTAATTTTTGAGGACTTACGGAGCAATCCAGTGCTTAAGGCAAGAGCGACCGTGATAGATGGCATAGGCAAGGATGCAAACATAGCATTCAAGTACCTCGAGCGTAAAGCGTCAGAGGAATTCAGAGAGAGAAAAGACATTGAATTCAGTAAAAAGCCAAGTCTCATTGAGGGGATGTTCTCCGATGATGACGAAAAATAAAATGGCAATCGAAACAGAGGAAAAACCAATCAATACTCTCGAGATGATGAAGCCAAGCGAAAAGCAGTTGCTGGCCATCAAAACCATCAAGACAAAGAAGTTCACGCTGTACGGCGGAGCGATGTATGGTGGCAAGAGTTATCTTCTCAGGTGGGCTTTGCTAGGCCTGCTTATTTATTATTATAAAAAATACGGATTCGAGAATGTTCAGGTTGGATTATTCTGCGAGGATTATCCAACGCTGAAGCAACGACAACTTTCAAAGATATCCGCAGAGTTCCCAAAATGGCTAGGTACACGCCACGCCGATCACAAGGACTATGGAAACTGTATGATACTGGACGAGCAATACGGTGGTGGAGTGATGATGTTTTTAAACTTGGACAGACCTGAAAAATATGACTCCGCAGAGTTCGCGGCGATTGCAGTGGACGAACTGACAAAAAATAAAGAGCAAATCTTCACAGTGCTGAGGCGTAGGCTTCGCTGGACTGACCAAAAAACACAAAAGCACATACCTGATTGCAAATTCATCGCTGGAACCAATCCGGGAGGAATTGGACACGCTTGGGTGAAGAAATTGTGGATGGACAGAATCTATGACGACAATGAAATCGAACAGGATGAGTTCGCATATGTTCACGCAAAATATAGCGACAATGTGATTAACAATCCTGAATACGAAAAGGGATTGCATTCAATGTCAACTAAACTGCGAAAAGCATTCAGAGATGGAAACTGGGATACATTCGAAGGACAATACTTTGAGCAATGGGGCAGAGCGTGGAATACCTGCAAACCATACAAACTGCAATCAAACCTGATGAGGTTCCTGTGGATGGACTACGGATACTCAGCACCATCATCCGTTCATTGGGCGGCACTCGATGAATTGGGCAGAGTCATCGTCTACAGGGAACTGTATGGCACAGGAATGACCTACAAGGCACTTGCCAAGAAGATTCAAGAAATGACACCTCAATGGGAGCAGGATGTGCTACAGGGGCAAATGATAGCCGACCCAGCCATATTTGCGAAGAAAGGCGAGGACGAGGGAGAGAAAAGCGGAGCCGAACAGATGGACGAGGCAACCAAAGGATGGCTGTCGTTTCGCCGTGGAAATAATGATCGAGTCAACGGTTGGGGTGTGATGCGTGAATATATGAAGCCGTTTAATTTGGATGGGGAAATAACATCGAAACTTATATTCTTCGAAGGGCTATGCTCAAACGCAATCAGAACCATCCCAGCATTAGTGTATGACTCGACTAGAGTGGAAGACTTGGACAGTAAAGGCGAAGACCATTGTGCCGATGAAGTGCGATATGGACTGATGGACATCTTCGAACTGTTTAGTGAAAAATCTCCTGAAGCACCAAAGGCAGTCAGGACGACTGATGACATCAAGAAGCGTGACCTGCTTGCCCTGAAGAAAGAGCGAGAGGAAAACGAAGAAGAAAGCA